CGTGTCCCATGATGACGAGACCCGCACCGGCACGATCACCTTCCGCTCTGGGGGCCCCTACACCGTAGACAGCGTGGACAAGAGCGTGCTGGAGGAGATGGTCGCCTCTCCGTCGCCCGGCTCGTACTATAATAGAAACGTAAAAAATATTTATAGAATAAGGAAAGCGTAGATGGTTCCCAAACCGACATCCGCATGGCACATTCGCCCGGGAGGCGGAGTGATTATGAAAACATCCGTAATGGTGGGAACGATCCTGGTCGGCACCTGCGCGACTCTGCTTGTCTTATATTGCGCCGCCACGGGGCGCCCCGGGCTCGCTCTCGTTAACGCGGGCCTCGCCGTCGTGAATTTATTTTTGCTTGCGTGTCTGCTGAAGCTCCCGTGATCTGCGCCGCCCGGTCAGTTATGGCTTTGTTGAGCGTCATTGTGATCGCGTCCACCGTCACAGGTTTGATTGTTGGAACGATTTGGCCCGGGCCGATTACCGGCCTGATTCTGCCTGTTTCGCTAACCGCTTGGTGGCTGCTCTATCGCAGGATAAGGGAAAAGAAATGCCAGCGTTCGCCGCAGTAGCCCACCTCGACACCTTCGAGCTTGCGGGCAGCATCCGGCAGCGGTGGGGGTTCTTCAAGCCGACCGGCAATCCCGGCCTGCGGATCATGCGCGTGCGCGGCGTCAAGACCGGCACCGAGGAAGGCCCGGAGGAGTTTGTGCGCTACAAGGCGACGAGCGGCTGGGTCGAGCTCGACAACCTGCGGGGCGAGATCGAGCGCCGGGCCGAGGCACACATGCCGCCCGGGGTCGATTTCGGCGAGATCAGCCTGGAAATGCTCGACGCGGGCGCAACCCTCAACTGGACGACCGAGACCGATCCCTACTTCGCGCGCTGGTCCCGCGCCATCGTACCGCTGCGCACCGGCCCCGGCGTGCTGTTCGTGTGCGGCGTCGAGCCGGCGAGCCCCGGCGTCGGCTGGCTCACCATCGTCTCGCCGCGGCTGCCGCATTGCGCGATCAACATGGGTGACAGCCCCTGCGTCTGGCTGACAATCGACTTCAAAAGGAAGACAGATGGATAAAATAGGGCCGCCGCTGATGCTGCTTGACGGCACACGAGACGGCAAGATTATCGAGCGATTCGAGGATTACGGTATTGTCGCCGAGCCCGATTCGCACACGATTGACTTCACGGTAAAGGAAATCACCGGAGAACACATCGAAGGGGCAGGCATCATGCCCGGCGCTTGGCTATACGGGGCAAACGGCGAGACCTCTGATTTTGATGCGGCCGAGCCCTTCCTGACCGGCTTCATCAAATGGGACGGTTGCTCGAATTGGGATTTCCATTCCAGAGATTGCATGATCCATTTTTGCGGTCGGAAGCACGCGACCAGCATCGGACGGTTGATCGACCGCCTATATCAGATCGCTTCCGAGCGCATGGAACATTACGACGCGGAGATAGCCGATGCCTGATCCGAACCCGCACGACATGCTGACCCGCATCGAGATCCTGGAGCGCCGCGTCGAGACGCTGGAGCGGGCCGCCAAGTTTACACGCAGGCATAACTCCCCCTCCGGTATCCTGCCTGCCGTTGGCGGGCTCCGGACCTCGGAGGCTGCTCGCGAAAGGGGTATAGCCGAGCTACCCGTATCGTGGGCCAAACGCCTGCCCCGGCTTGTACCTGGGCGCCGGACGCCCGAACTATGGCATTCATTGCTCGGTTTCCTGGTAGGCCGCAGCCGGCCATCCCAGCGGTCGGAGCCCTCTCGGTGAGTTCCCGCCCCTTTCATGCACGCGCCGGCGACTTCAGCCTTTACGGGCAGGAGGCTGCGACTGCGGGGAACAGATTGGGGTTGTTCGGGCTGGTCGGTCGTCGTATTTCTGCCCGTAAGGCGCCAGGGACTGTTCCCGCAGACTGGCTGCCTTTAGAGGGCTCGGAGGTTCACGCCTCCGGGCTCTCGCCTTTTCTGCTACATCACACTGGAGGATAGGTCAATGACGAAGCTCGTTTTCGCGGCCCTGTTGCTGCTCGCCGCCGCTCTCGCCCCGGCCCGTGCGCAGACCATGTGTACGACCTACGGCAATCAGACATTCTGCACCAGCGCCGGAGGGTCGAGTGTTATCTGCACGACCTACGGCAACCAGACGATCTGCAACTAGGGAGACGCGGGACATGGAATGGTTTGAGGTTTCATCAGGAGGCCACCGCGTTCCAGCATGGATGCGTCGGGCTGCGCGCGACTCGGATGGCACGATCTATCTTCCGCCCGCGATAGCTGGTGTAGGTGAAATGGAGATGCTCCTTTGCGCGGGGTATGATGGCACCCAAGCCATTCTCGATGGAGAGCACGCCTATTACCCCGCAGATTGGATTGCGCGGGAGTTCCCGATTGCTGCGCCTACCGTGTCGCGTATCAAGGAGCGCTTGAAGGATCAAGCATAGGTCATGCCTTTGGCTAGGCCGTGGGCCTGTAGCCGGTCCAGATCGCGGTTGAGCCGCTGGCCTATATCAATGCGCATTTGGGGCTTGATCGGGAACTGTAGCCGCTGCGCCGTGCGGTAGACGGCATTGCGGGCCGCCTGCACCGTGTCGCCAACGCCCGTCGCCACGCAGACGTAATCGCCGGCGGTCGCGAGCTCGCCCTTTTCCATCTGCGCCGCAACGAGATGCACCCGGTCCTCGATGCTCGGCACCATGCCCCAGATCGGCACCCCGACGACCTCCTCAGTCTTCGCATGGCTGTGCGGGTACGGTGGCAGCGAGATCACCACCCCGACCGCAACCTCATTCATCCGCCGCGTGTTGGGCGGTTTCCCCTCAGCGAGCCCGGCCAGGAACTCCACAATGTCGCCCGAGTGCAGCGCCGGCTCGATGTTGAACGCGGGCCACCCGAGGCGCATCGTGAACTCAAGCGGCCAAGGCGTGCCGTCTTCGTCGACGATGCAGTTCACGTCCACATTGCCGACGTAACCCATGCTCACCAGGCGATCCTCGAACGGGGCCAGCACCTGCTTGGCGAGCTTCGATTCCTTGACCAACCGCATCGTCGTGCCCTGCTCGCCCGTGGCCGGCCCGAGGTTCCCGGCGAACAGCGCCTTCTCTTCCCAGTTCTCCTCCCAACCCGGAGCGAACCCGTCGGGTCCGATCCATGCCCCGCAGGCGAACTCCACCCCGTCGATCTTGTCCTGCACCATGAGGCCGCCAGGGAAGCTCTTGCCCTCCCGGCGCCAGCGGTCGAGGCGCCAGAGGATCGTGCGCGCGTCCTTGCCGACGACGCTGGTGGCCTTGTCTGCGATGTCACCGCAAGGTTTGACCGCGCACCCTTCGTCGCGCTTCTCGACATACTCCATCGCCTCTTTGAGCGTGCCGCACTGGCGAAACGGCGGGACAGGGATGCCGGCGCGCTTAAAGGCCGCCATGCCGACGATGCGGTCGAGTTCCCACGCCGCGGCCTCGGCGCAGCCGCCGATGATCGGCACCCCCTGCGCGCGTAAGGCGTCGAGCTCGCGCATCCATTTGCCGTTGCCGCCGACGACGATCAGGTCCGCCCACCTGGCCGAGCCCTGCCAGTTGTCGACGCGCTGCACCAGGCCGCGCCCGACCGGAGACTTCACGGGGTCATATGCTCTGAGCGCGTACCTGCATTCATGCCCGTTGCGCTGGGCGATCATGGCGAGGTCGAGGAGGCCGTCCGCCGTGTCCTCGATCAGCAATACGCGCACTAGAACTGGCCCACGCTACGCTGGAGCGGCTGGTCCGGATCGCGCTTCGGCTGCGGGAAGCCGCCGGATTGTGGCGGCTGGGCGACCCCGTAACTCATCGCCCCCTGCAATCCCCTTGATGCCGGGTTCAGCATTGCCGGAGCCGCGCCCCGTGGCCGTGGCGGCCTCATGCGCTGCTTGAACATCTGCTCGATCATCCGGTTCGGATCGTTTAGCAGCTTATGAAGCTCCACCGCGCCCTTCGTCCCCATAGCGCGAGCCATGCCGGCGGGATTCAGCGTGAGCAGGGAATGCGCGAACTCTCGGGAACTGAGGAAATTGCCGATCTTGCCAAGCGTGCCGCTGGGCCTGTTCGCCAGCCGCTCGACGGCCTTTGTCACGTCTTTCTCGATCGAGCTCAGTGCCCCATACTTGTCGCGCAACTCCTGCCATCCAGACCCGACCGCGCCCTCGATCCCCTCGTCAAGCTGCTTGCGAAGCATCCTTGCAACCGGCTCAAGAACCTCGGCAGGCGCCCCTGATGCAGCCTCGCCTTTCTCGTAGAAGGCCTTGAGCCGTAGATTGATGCCCTGAACCATTTTTTGCGCTTCGAGAGGAGAAACAAGCCCCTGTCCCTCATAGAGATCGGCGAATTTCTCCAGTTGCGACACAACACCTGGATTGACCAGGGCGACCTCGGGCTTGCCCGCGAGCGAACGCAACTCGCTGACAACCGGAGCGAGGTCGATCCGCAGGCCAGCCTCGCCCGCCTTCTGGGTCATCGGGTTCCATTGTTCAAACAGCGTCGTCTTGCTTTGGTCAATACCCTCGCTAAACTGCTTCATGGTCTGCGGCACCGTGCTCCCAGGCGGGAGCGGCGTCCCATTCGGAGCGGTCAAGCGCAGGTTTGGCTGATTGCCGATGATCTCATCAACGCCGGTCGTAACCGTACCCTCATATCCCTTAACCTGAGTATCTCTGCTCCGGCGCCCCATACGAGGAAGCACAGCCTGCCGATAGAGGTTAACCGTTGCCGCGTCACGCTCGGGAGTTGACGGCGGCGGCGGCCTGACCGGCGCAGCCTCCACGGGCGCAGCGGACGTTCCCGGCGGCATCTGCTCCGGTGTCAGCGGCGGCGACTGCACCGTGCGCGGCGGCCCCGAGGGCATCTGTACGGTCGCCAGCCGCGTGTTGCCGCCTACTGGCCCCACAGGAGCGGCTGGAGGCTGTCCGCCGAGTGTGAGCCGCGGCGGCCTCTCGGCCAGACCCGGTAGCGCCCGGCCCGGCGCAAAACCGCCCATGCCGGCGGCTCCCATCGCGATGCCACGCGCCGCCTGCTCGGCCTGCGGCCCCGGCTGCATCTCGCCCCTCCACATCTGGCCGGGGGCCTTCACGGTATCCCACATGCTTTCGATGAGGCTCTTGCCCCCGGTGCCGATCGCCCGCCCAGCGAAACGCGCGGGGCCGCCCTCAAGCTGCGACGCGGGACCCTCGGGGATGCCCATACCGACCGCACCCTCGGCCACGCCCTGCCCGAACCGAGCGGGAGCGCCGACCACACCCTTCACGGTGTTCCACATGGATTCGATGAGCGAAGGCTGCGCGACTGGCGCGGGTGCCGCCGCTTCCGATGATGTGGCGGGAGCGAACTTCGCATAGGGATTACCTGATTGCGGAGACGCTTGCGCGGGCTTGAACTTCGCGTATGGGTTCTCGACCGGAAGATCGGACATTTACAGCGCGCCCGGCGTGGCGGCCGGGACGGCGCCCCCGCCCAACGCCTTTGCTGCTGCCCCGACACCGAAAATCGCATCGAAATTCTTTTGTGCATCCGGGGACTTGTCGTTTCGTAGCATCTGCACTGCCTCGGGAGGCGGCCCTGCCGTCTCAACGGCTCCCGCTCCCTCTCCCTTCGTGAAGATCGCCCGCGCCTCCGGAGTCATCATGTTATCGCGGAAGTCCTTGATCCGATCAGGATCATTCCGTGCATACCCTTGCTCAAGACCCTTGAACCGTCCCGCCGTGAACTTCTCGAACGCCGTGAGTGCGCCGGTCTGCTGATACTCAGACATCGCCGCAGCCAGCCGTGATTGCATCCCCGCACGATCCGCCTCGGTGCCACCCGTCGAGGTCAACAGTCTCACCACCTCGTCGGCCATAATGTCGCGCGCCACGTTGAAATTCGTTACCTCCGGCATTCCCCGCTCTTTGGCGAGAAACTGGATGATTTGGTTGAGCCTCGGGATATCGGTGAAGGGCATAGAACCATCGCGCAACGCCTTGGAATACTCCTGCATCAGCTTCAAATGATCCGCGACCGTGTTGAGCGAGCGCATCTGTGTCGCGCCCGTGCCGCCAGCAAAGTTTCGGTCGGTCGTTTGCTGGGCGATGATCTTGCTGGACTCACGCAACAGATCCTTGCCATCCCATTCGGGATGCTCGTCCCGCAGCTTCCGCATGGCGATGTTAGCGAGCGTCGAGCGGGTCTCGGAGGTCTTGGCCGCCGTCAACTCTTTCTCGGCGCGCTTGCGGTTCGCGAAGTGCGCTGAGTCACGCTCGGCCTTGGTCGCATTCGGATTTGCCTCGGCATATTCGTCGTCGAGGCGTTTGATCTCGGTCACAATATCCTTCTCGCGACCAGCCGACGCGCTTCCCGATCCGCCTCCACCAAGCCGCTGCGCATCGGTCAACGGTTGCCCCGTGATTTCGTCTATAACAGGAGTTGCCGTTCGCTTCCGAGGATTGACAACATAGGTCTGATCCCCACGCTGAATGAGAGGCCCAGGCGCTCTCTCCTCGTCGCTCAGCTTCTCCCGCCTATTCCGAGCGTGTTGAAACTGCTCAGTCACGACGCCGACCTGCGTCTTGTATTGCTCCATCGCCTGATCGTATGCCGCCTTTGCTTGCGGTCCATGCTGTGCGATGTAGTTCTGAAGCATCCGCTCCTTGTCTTCCCAACGAGCACCTGTCGCGTTGATCCGCCGCCTGACCTCATCGAGGTGGAGGTCCGGCGGAGATGGCAGCGGGATCCTGGCGATCTGCGCCTGAAGATCGTCCTGCGGCCCCGCATCGGTCGCAGTCTGCGGCCCGGCCTGCGCCATCTGCTGCCCGCTTGCGGGCGCACCAGCCGCCGGCCCTCCGCCGCCCGAGAGAGCGCGGGTGATTACGGATTGATCTATCGGCAGATTGCCACCCTGTTCCCCCCGAATCATCGCCTCAACCAGCTTGCCCTTCACGGCGGGATTGCTGAGATCGAGCGGCTGATCGGGTGAAACTCCCACCACCTGAGATGCGCGAGCGATCAATTGTGCTGTCGGATTCTCGCTCGGCGGTGCCCATGTCGAGACAATCTGCCTGATAGTCGTGAGCGGCGATCCGGTCGTCGCCCCGCTCGCATAGCGATCAAGCTGGTTAGCGATCCCCTGGATACCCGCCTCTGGCGTATCGAACGACTGCCAGCCGCTCGGATTGGTCATCGGACCACCGGCAGCGGGAACACCGGGTCGACGCATCCCCGCAAAATTATTGTTCCTGACTTCCCAGTTTCCTCCTCCGGCGCTACCGCCGCTCGCCTGCGCGCCGCCTGCGCGCAACCCTCCACCTAGATCACGGCCACTCATCGGCGGAACAGGCGGGGCAAACGGCATCCCGCCGCCAATCGGTGGCACCGCCGATGCGCCGCCTGGGGTCGGCTGAATACCAGTGCCGCCCGCTAAATTCCCGAGGTCCAAATTGGCAAGCTCATTCTGCCCCTGCCGATCCCGCATCTGCTGCTGGAACAGCGCCAGCTGCATCTGGAGCATCTTGTTGCGCTCGGCCGCCGCCTGCTGCTCCTGATACTGCTTCGCGAACAGCCCGAGGCCAGCACCAATCGCGGCGAGGGGAAAGCCGGGCATCTAGAGAATCCCCAACCCCAAGAGAGGAAGGAAGTCCGCCAGCGTCGATCCAGCAGCACCAGCCGAGACAGCCGGGACGCCACCAAAGGCAGCGGCATCTACAGCCGGCCCCAGGAACCCGGTGGCACCCGCGCCCGCACCGCTGCCAAACAAGCCACCCGCTCCAAAGATGCCATTAGAGCCGCCGAGGAGGCTGTTTTGTCCGAACAGCGTGTTCGCTCCGCCCAGAAGGCCCCCTAAACCCTGTGCGGTCTGGTTGAAGCCAAGGTTGCCAAGCGACCCAGAGAGTGCCGAGGCGTTTTGTCCATAGCCCATATACTGCAACAGGTCGCCAATCGACTGCTGCGGCAACGCAAACTGATTGTTACCGAGATTCGTCAGGTTGGTCAGCCCCGACAGCGCGTTCGCCCCGATGCCGGCCTGTGTGTTGTATGGCGCGGCCCCGTATTGCTGTTGCGCACCGACACCCGAGAGGTTGAGATTGTTCGCCTGCCCGAGACCCTGCCCGCCGGAGCCGAGAAGCGAGCCGAATCCGGCCGCGCCCAGCGCCCCCGCCTTGTTGCGCTGGTCGAGCGCCTGGAGAATCTGCCCGATGTTGCTGGTGTAGACCCCGCTCGGCAGGCCCGCGCTGGACGCCATGAGACCGGGAGCGGCGCCATAGAGCCCCCCAGCTGTATTCGCCGCCGATCCCGCAGCGCCCGTCGCCTGAGCCTGCCGAGCGAGTTGCTGATTCTGCCAGTCGATGTCGAAATTACCCAAGGCGTTCGCCGTCACGCTCGCGCCGTAGGGCGTGCCCGCGACCCCGGACATCGCGTTGATCGCGTTGGTCTGATCCATCAACCGCCCCTCGGTACGGTTGAACAACGCCGCCCGAGGATCGAAGCCCGAGGACAAGAGCGGGTCGACCGTACCGCCGATCTGTCCGCCGAGGCCCTGGATCGCATTCGCGCCCTGCGCCCCCATCCCCGCCGCCGCCTGTGCGCCGCCGAGGGCCTGGCCGTAATAGGGATTGTTCTCGATGCCCGAGATCGCCGCGCCGTAACGCGGATCGAAACCCTGTGAAAGCGCCTGGCCGGCGAAGGGGAGCCCGCCGAGGGCCGCGCCCCCTAGAGCCTGTGCCCCGCCGAAAGCCTGCGGGGCGGCGATGTTGAAGGCGTTTTGCGCCGCTTGATCCGAGCCCCAGATCGCCTGGTTGGCAAAGGGGCTGTTGACGATATCGTTGTAGACCGCGCTCTGCGCCATCGGGTAGTTGATGCCCGCCGGCGTGCCCGCGCCCGCGTTGGCCGAGAGGTCGGCGAGCGGCTGGAAGATGTTGCCAAGCGCAGCGTTGGCGGCAGGCTGCGCTACCGGATTGAAGACGGTTGAGCCAGCTCCGCTACCACTACCTGAGGCTGCTCCACCCATCATCGCCGTTTGCTCTCGATGAACGTCATGCCGCGCCATACGCCAATCTCGCCGATGGGCGGCGAGTTTATAAAGGCGTCGTATTCCGCACGAGTTGGCGGCTCAACGTCGCCTCGGCACATCTCGACGTATTCCTCGAATGTCGGGGTCTTCCTGAGTTCGTCAAACATCACAGCGCCTCCACAGCCTTGTCGTAGATCGCCCAGTCCACCCCGAGGGCCGCGATCAGCATCCGCTCAACCGCCGTCGCGAAGCAATGCTGCCGATGATATGGCGCGGCCGGATCATCGCCGGGTTCATATTCAGCATGGCCGAGATGAGACATGTCGAAGGCGTCAACCGCGTCCTCGGCCACGCCATCGGCCTTGCACAGGATCGCCTCAACGAGCTCGTGCACCGCGACCGCTGCCTCCTTGCGCCAATCGCCAAGCTCCGAGACGCGGATCAGGAGATTGTGCTCGTTGGGCCAGAGCCAATCCCCCGCCGTAGGATATCTCTGGTCCTCGTGCTTGATGACCTCAATCGTGATCCGCATCGCCGGTCCAGATCCACATCGTTGACAGGGGCTCGAACTCAAGGGCAAGGAAGAACGGCATCAGCGGGCGCTTGGCGTTGTCGTGGGCCATGATGAACTGCACGCCCTCCTCGATCAGCGCCGCCTTGGCCGAGCGCCACATGCGCCACCCGATCATTCCCTTACCACGAAAGGCCGGCGCAAGGTAGTGTCCCCCGTCGACCGCGGCGAGCACGCCCTTATGATACATGTGCGTCTGCACGTAGAACGCCGCGAACCCTGCGAGCGTGCCGTTGACCCTCACCGTCCAGATGCGGTAGATGCCCTCGGCCTCGTGGCGCAGCAGCCGTTGCCAATCAATGTCGAGGCGATGGCCCTTAAGAGGGCTCAATTCCTGCCAGTACGAGGTCAGCAGATCGCGGATGTTGGGCTCTTTGAGGAGGATCGAGAGTCGTTCCCACCCAAACGTCAGCTTGTCAGGCGCCGGTCTGGTCAAGGTACGCCTGCAGCGCCGCCTCGGTCCCGGTGCCCCAGATGCCATCGACGGCGATGTTGTAGCCGTAGGGCACGAGCGCGGTCTGCAACGCCTTGATCGCCGCAACCACGGCTGCGGGAGCGGGAGCACCCAACGGCACCGGAGTACCCGCCTGCCCCGCCGCCCCCGCGCCGGCCAGAGCGCGCCGCGCATACTTCAGCCGCCCGTCAAAGCCGGGGAGGAATGTCGAGGTCGTACCACCCGGGCGCTCGTAGGTCTGTCCGACCGAGAACGCCGCGTCCGCATCGTTCGAGGTCTGGCTCACCTGTCGGATCGTGTTGTGCTGGCTGCCCCGCAATTCGGCCATGAGGTAGCCATAATTGGCTTCATCGGATCGCCAATCGAGACCCTTCTGATCCGCATAATCGAGAAAGGTGCGGCGCCGCGGCCCGGTCCATTGCCCCCAGCCATAGCCGCCCAGACCCTCGGGCTGACCGATCTCGTGGAGCTTGGTGAATCCGGCGCTCTCGAAGCCGAGGTTGCCGACGATCCCCGCGGCCTGAAACGGCTGGAGGCTGAAGTCGGCCGCGAGCCGCTTGACCAGCCAGCCACCGCGCTCCTCCCAGGTGTGCGATGCGTCAGGCATGTCGAATGCCGGAGGGCCGGGCAGCACAATCCTCGCCGGGGTCATTGGATATTCGATCCCTTCAATCTCGCCTCAAGCTCACCCGTCGTCGGGCGCGTCGATTCCAAAACCTTGATCCGATCCTCAAGCCGGTCGTCGTCGCGCTTATAGTCGTTGCGCATCCTGTCAATCTCGCCCCGTAGCGCAGACCGGAACTCCTCGTGCTCGCGGATCGATAATGATTTGTCGAAGGCGCGCGACAGAACGCCGATACCCGCTACCAGCAACGCCCCGATCGCTATGACTGCCTGCCAGTCCATTCATGGATACGCCCATAGCCGCTGCCACGCGCGGTTGAAGCGGCGGCGCAAGCGCATCGAGCGCCCCCCTATCGGCCACCGACGGCGAAAACACATCGCCTTATCCTCGGTTCATCATCCGTCCGACGTTGCAGATGAAATAGACCTCGCCGAGCGCAACGCCTCCCGGCGGCGGGGGCACGACTCCGGCCGGGCCCCAATATCGCGGGCCGAAGTATCGCGCGCCAAAATAGCGATGGCCGAACACATCACGCAGCTATTGCCGCCGCAATCCTAGCCTGCCGATCGGCCAGCGCACGTTCCGCCCTCGAAATCGCCGCCTCGCGCTCATCGAGTGAGGCCATTCGCGCATCGAGGCCCGTCTTCAGAGCGTCTTGTGCTGCCTTCATCTTCTCGACCGCGGCTTCTGCGGCAGCCACCGCGGCCTCGCGCTGAGCAAGCGCCTGCCGCGCCACACCAGCATCGGCAACGGCTGCATTTGCCGATGCCATCGCCGCGTCGGCCTTGGCCTGCGCTGCGGCTGCCGCTCCGGCTCGACCCGCCGCCGCCGCCTCCCTTGCCGTTACCGCTTCCTCGGCGCTCTTGACGGCCGCCTCGCGTGCATCCAGGTTCGCAGCCTTTGCATCGAGCGCAGCCTGAGCCTGGGCGATCTCGTCCAGCACCGTCTTGGCTTTGGTCGGATCGGAAATCGTCGCCAGCAGCGATAGGGCCTTGTCCATCTCCCCCGCCTGGGGCGCAGTTGCGCTCATCATTGGCCCGCTCCTTACGTGTTCGTGATGACGGCGACTTTCTGGCCGGCGGCGACGCCCCAGAACTCGGTCTGTCCCGCGACCATTCTCGCGTCGCTGGCTGTCGCCGTAGGATTGAGCCCGAAAGCCACTGAGCAGATCGCATCGGTGTGCGCCCGGATGAATCTTGTCGTCGATTGAAAGGCCGCCGATTGCGCGCTCGTCCCGCTGATCGAAATCTTCTGGGTCGCGATTGACGGCTCCTGCCCAACCGGGACAGCCGAACCGTTGTAGTCGATGGGCTGTGCCCGGTACTCGGAGATGTAAAGCGATGCCATCAGCGCCCTCTTTTAGGTCGAGTTCAGCGTCACCGCCGTCCGGTCGCCCGACGCATCCACGGTCGCCGTAATCCGATCAACCGTATCGTTTGTATCGCGGAAAGTCACGGTTGTCGTAGAGAGGCCGGCAGCCTTCCCATAGAGCGCCGCGGCGGCGAGCCGCAACTGTTGCCGAACCGTCAGGTTGGCCTCAACCCCGGCCGCCTGGTCCAACAGCTCGGTTGCGTTCTGCGCGGCAGTCGGCGGGGTCGTGTAAGAAGCGGCGGCCAAGCGAGATGATACGGTGGCATCGAGGTTTGATGCCGTCAGGCCCGTCACGCTCGTAACGGTGCCGACATTCGTGATCGTGCCGGCGGTGATGTTCGTCGGGCTTGCCACCGAGGAGGGGAATGTCACCCCTGCCGCCGCCGTTACGGTCTGTCCGGCAAGCTGGTCGGTGTTTGCCGTTACGCGCGCCGCCACGCCCGCCACAACACCGCCGGCGAAGGTCGACCGGCTCGAAACGGTCGCATCGAGATTGGCGATCCGCGTGTCGCCGAGCGCGGTCAATCCGGCTCCGCCCGCACCGATCCGGGCAAAGGCATCGCCGGTCTGTGGCGTGTTGCCGGTGTATGTCGTCAGCGTCCCGACATTGGTGATCGTGCCCGCCGTGATGTTGGTCGTGTTTGCGATCGTGCCGCTTGGGAAAGTTGCCGAAAGGAAGCCGGTCGGCTGCGTATAGGTCGCCATGCGGGTTGAGATCGCCGCATCGAGATTGGTCGCCCCGCCCGTCGTCGCGCTGACCACTTCGAGCAATATACCGACATCGTTGATGTTGGGCCCAGTACCACGCACCGCCAAGCGCCCGAGCGTCCCGATGTCCGTTGTATCGAGGGTGACGAAGTACCAGCCGCTCGCAATCTCGGTCGCGTTCGTCGCGCCCACGTTCAAGTTCGAGAACGAAGTCGCGCCTTTCTTCGAGATCGTCATCGCGATTGTCTGGCCGGTGGCCTCGGCACCCGTCGTCACCAAGAACGCCTTGAAGGCAAGCTCGAAGCTGGTCGATTGCGGGATGCGGAGGGTCATCTACGCCATCCCCGACCAGCCGCGCGAGCGGGTCATCGTCGGCGGGGTGATCGTGATAAAAATGTTATTACCAAGGTTAAATGAGTTCGCCGCTATAACGGTTACCGCACCTCCAAAAGACATATTTCTGATGGCTGTCCAACTCATAGTAATAGCTCCGCCCGCCCCGGCTATAACTCCTAGCGCGGGACTGCTACCATCTATAAAATTGACACTCCCAGGCGATCCATTACTATTTAGCACCGTAACGGTTTGCACTGTCGATTGAGTTATGGTTAAATTAAATGGAGCAACCAAGGTTAGCGTCGTGAAAGTGTTAGATCCGCTGATTGCCGCCCCTGTGGCCCCGGAGGTATTGGGACCAAACGAAACAGTGCTATAGGTTAAGCCACCGCCCGCGAATGTTCTAACAGCCGTTCCCACCCCCGTAAAACTTATCGTTGAACCATTAGCATTGAAGGTAAGGCCCGTCGTGGTCCCCATGTTCCAAGGTGTAGAGGTGCCGTTTGTGCTTATTGTCCATAAGCCGTTCCCGAGATTTATTGTTCTAGTTGCGGTTCCAGAACCATTAAATCCGGTAGTACTACTTAGCGTCACATTATTGTTGTTCGCGCTGAAATCCAGCGTTCCGGTAAATGCTCCGCATGTGATCGCTTGGCAGGAGATATTTCCGGTGACGGTGACTGTACCGCCTCCCGACGCGCCATCGAAGATTGCCGCATCGTTTACACCCGGTCCAGTCGTCGGCGTTGTTCCACCCCCGCTCGCCGTCCCCCAATGGGCAGACGAGGACGTTGTTCCATCCCAGTTGCCGGTGCCACCTAACCAGAAACGGTTTGCCATTGCTAAGCAACCGAGAGAGGGGCCGCCACCGCCGTGACCGCCACCGCTGCAGCCTGAAGGTCCGTCACAGCCACCTGTAGGTCAGCTATCTGCTGCTGGTATTCTGCGATCTTGGCGTCGATCCCGGCTTGGGTAGCTAGCTTCTGCTCCTCGGCGATCTGCGGTGTACGAAAGGCCACCCACGTATCGGCGAGTTGCTGCTTTGCCTTGGCTATCGCGTCAGGGTCACGCTTCGCCCATTCGTCCTCGGAAAAGCTGAGCGTGTCTTGGTAGAGACCGAGCGTCGTCATCACCCCGAAGCGGAGATTGACGGTCACGACATCGGGAGGAAGATCGCTCATCCGCGTTTACGCTTGCTCTTGCCCGCCTCGCTAAGCGCGATTGCGACCGCCTGCTTGCGGGTCTTCACCTTGGGTCCGGTCTTCGAGCCGCTGTGCAGCGAGCCTTCCTTGAACTCGTGCATGACCTTCCGCACCTTGTCTTTGCCCTTCTTACGCGGCACGGCCCGCCTCCCGGTGATTCCTGCGAAGCTCGATGAGGTTTGCATGGGTTTCCTATACGCGCAGGGGTAGGTTCTGTAAATGATCGTCGCCGCCTTCCTCGCCTTCGCCGCCGCCGTGGGCCTCGCCGACCTGGCCGGGCCAGGGCATCAATGGGGCGGTCTCGCGCTGCTGACGGGATGGTTCCTCAGCGCTCGGCTGCTGCCGCCGCGCGCCTGGCGCGGGCTCCTGACGGCGGCGCTCGCCCTCTCGGTCGCCATCGCCGTACTCGCCGTCGTGCAGATGTGGTGGATGCCCCGAGCGCGCGGCCCGTTCGCAAGTCCCAATTTCCTCGGGGCGTATTCCGTGCTAATGCTCTTCCTGGCTATAGCGCGTAATGGCGATAAAGTCGGTGAAGTCCGGCCTATAGCCGTCGCGGCCAACCTCCTCTCCCTTGCGCTCAGCCAGAGCCGCGGCGCGCTCCTCGCCCTCGGCGCGGGACTGCTGGTCATGCTATGGCGACGGCATCCCCGGTGGGCGCTTCTCGCCGCAGCCATCGCAACATTAACGGCTGTTACAATCCGATCCGGTGTCGACGAAGCGCGATGGGAGATTTGGCGGCTAGGCTGGCAGGCGGCGATGCTGCGCCCCGTCACCGGCTGGGGACAGGGCGGCCTCGTCATCGGCGGGCTCGGTGTCTTCTACTCGATCCCGCTGGAGGTGTTCATCGAGAGCGGCATCCTCGGCGTCGCGGCTGGGGCGTGGCTACTTTTTGAAGCCACCCGCCAAGCCACACAGGCCGAGCATTATTCCTATAAATCCAAGGCCGATCCCCAGATAATAGAAAGCGGTCATGCGCTTCTAGCCTTCCTCGCCGCGTGGTTCGTGCAGGGCCTGTTCCTGTTCTCGATCCCCGCGACGAACGTGCTGCTCGTCACAGTGCTGGCGTACCTCGCCTCAGAACACCGGAATATAGCCGACCGTGCCCGCGGGGTTGATGACGACGAGCCAACGCTGAACGGTCGTGTGCGAGCCGGCGGGGCCGATTGACCCGAGCGAGGTCGCCACGTTGCTGTTCACGACGAAGGATTGCCCCCCGACCAGCTGCAGCTCGCCCTGGCTGACAAAGCCGAACCAGTTGAGAAAGCGCGCGTTGAGCGCCGCGGCGAAGTCGGGGAAACTCCCCGCGGTCGGGCCAGTAATCGGCGCCGCATAAGCCAAGCCCCCCACCGCCATCAACGCCGCGCCAATCGCCAGGTGCCGCCAGTTTTTCATCGTACCGCCCTCCAAGGTTATGCCGCTATACCACAGCGCGGCCCCGTCTCCAAACCTCTCCGTCAATCAGGAAGTGCGCCTGGCTGACCCCATAGGTCAAAGCCGAGAATGCAAGGAGCGCGCCGGCACTGTAGAGTCCGGTCAAGAGCGCCCACAGCCCGAGCGCATACCCGGCCGCAACCGCGAGTTCACCCCAGCCGCGCCGCCCGGAAACCCAGGCGACCATGATGAGATATTGGAACGGATGCGCGAACCACGTCAGCGCCACCGCCGGGTTCGTGCCGATTACGGTCGGCAGCCAGAACGCCAAGCCAAGGAAAAGGGCGACCAGCCTGCGCCAATCGCCCGAGTTTGCGAAACAGAGGAAGCCGAAGATTACCACGGCATAGGCCATTAGCAACAGCGAAAGGACGCGCAGGAAGGCCGCGGCGTCCAGTGCGATCGCGTCGGGGATGTAAAGCGTCAGCATCGCCGGCATTGCGGCCACGGCCAAGAGATCGAAGAAGAACCGCTCGGCCTCGCTCGCCCCACCCGCGACCAGCGCATAGAGCCCGAAATTCTGCCGCCCCAGGTGCCACATGAGCCAGATGTAATGCACCGCGAGATAGGGCCAGAACCCGGCAGGATCGAGCGCGAACACCGCTGCAGCGAGCGCAATGAAGCCGAGCGGCACCCAGATCATCCGGCGGCGGTCGTGCTCCTCGGTATAGAAGAACCCGGTCGAGCCGGTGTGCGCCATGCCGAGGAAGCCCATGCCGGCCATGATCCATGCCGGCTGGACCGTGAAATCGAACCCGGCAACAAGGATGACGGGAACGGCGGTCGGGATCGTCGAAGCGAGGAGGAGCGCCCAGAGGAGGCTATTTGGCGGGCGCGGCATTGCCACATGCCGCGAGGCCGATGGTCTCCGCGATCTTCAACTGCGCTTCGGCAAGCTCAGCTTTCAGCCGGTCGACCTCGACCGTGAGGCGCCCCACGGTGGCAAGCATCTGCTCGTCGGCAGGCGCGGCCTCCACCGACCCTTGGCAAAGGATCAAAAGCGCAACAGCAGCGAAGATTCGCATCAGCGGGCCGCCAGAGCGCGGGTCAACAGCGTCGCCCCGCTCAGCGTGATAATCGCTATAAGCGCGGCGTCTGGATGCGGGTGAAGCGAGCTGCACACCAAGCAGTATATTCCCATACCGCCAAGCCCGGTCGCAATGACGCGCGCCAGAATGCGACCAAACAGCATGAAAGCGTCGCGATACGGACTCATCAGCACGACCCTCCGGTTCCCCAATAGAGTCGTTGGTTGTGGCATAGTGCGGTCAGCGTGCCACCAGACCAAAGCGAATTATCGACAAACCCGGTCTCCTTCAACTGAAGAATAATTGCTCCAAAATTCGGGTCGAATATCGTAGGGTTTCCTGATTGTAGAAGATTAGACGCCGAATATGTCGCGGTTGAACCGTCAATGTTGACAGTGCTACCGCCGCCGGTGCCATCGTTTAGGGCACAATTAACTGCGTGAAAAGCATTGTCGGAAGCCGATATAGCGCCCCCTCCACCATCGCACTTCATTGAATTTACCGCCGCTGCGGAAATGTCGTTTTGAGCATTTCCTTCCGCCTCTATGAAAGCGGCAGATCCTGTTGACGATGTCGCTCTTGCGCCTACTGTGGTCATTGATAGTATTTTACTGGCGTTAGGATTGAACTGGTTATTCGATACAAGGCTGGTCAATCCCGCTGTACCCTGGGACCTTACTATGCACGAACCCCCATCAACGCAGCCGGTAAGCAACAACTTAGGTTGCTTTGTCGCGTTTCCCTGTACAGCATCGCAAGAGGCTGCCGAGCAAGCGTTTCCGTTTGTTTGGTCGTATGCTTTTGTGATCCACGCCCAAGCTGGCGCGGTTACTATAGAGCCGGCTCCCAGGGTTTGGGACGGCGCGATTGTGTAGGTGCCGGCGCCACCTGTACCGCTTCCGGCTGCTGTTATAGATGTAAACGGCGCAGCGCCCGAAATAGGTAGCCCAACTGCGAGATTTCCCTTCGTGCAGGATGCAACGGTCATCGTCGTTGTCGTGATCGACGCTGTGCATGACGAGTCGTTATTGAGCCATGCCGTCACGGTGGCAGGACCGGAACAAGGTGTCCCGACCGTTAAGTCAAGAGACCCATTTGTTGCGATCAACGGAGAGCAAGATGCATTATCGCTCGGGCGGCGAAGATCAAGCGCCTTTTGCGTGCCTGTTGCGGCAACGGCAGCACTGAAAGCGCGCAAGCCATACCATGCGGTGAACGACGAAAAGTCTCCTACCCCTTGGAAATGCTGTGATGCTGGCACGTCCCAAAGGATATTCGATTGCATCTGAGCGAGGGCACCCGCACTCCATAGAAAGAGGGAGGCGCAGACGGCAGCGAAGGTGCGCATCAGTTCATCGTCCAGGTGCCGAGATATGAACCAACGAGATAGTGCGTCGCGTCGCGCCCGACGAGACAGAGCTTGTCGCCGACCGCTCCACTCGAAACCGCCGTGCCGGATGTCGCCGTACCGTAAGAGGCATAGGTGGTCTTCTCGAATTGCACGCTGGAGCCGGGATTGTTGAAGGTAATCACGGTTGCAATGTTATTGTCGTTGCGCACGCAAAATTCATCGCCAGCCGCCGGGACGGGGAGCGTAATCGTGCAGGTTCCGGTGCAGACAAAATAGCCACGCGGAGCCGAGAGCGAGACCGATGTGCCCGTCGTCAGCGGCGTTACCTTTGCAGGACAGGTGGTGGCCTGGCTGCCCGAGCCCGGGCCGGCCGTGCAATCTCCCGTTAGCTGGGTGATCCCGCCGGCGCCGGCAACTGCCGTAAAAACCCCACCTGACGCGGTGATGGTCGTGCCGTCGACCTTGGCGACACCGAACACACTGGACGAGGCTTGCGGGATCGTGACCGTCGAGCCGGTGACGCTGAATATGGTCGAGAAGGTGATCGGCCCCTTGAGTGTAGTGTTCGCGAGGACCGGCGTCGCGACCAGCAGAAGCGCCGCGAGGATATTGAACAGACGTTTCATCGGAACCTCTAGGCTGGATACCAACTGGTGTTGGAAAGCCGTGCCTGCCATCTCGCGTTGCCGTTTGCAGCAAGCACGTATGGCCCCCCCGAGGTGCCGATCATGCTGTCGGTCCCGGCCCCCGCCGCATCGAATGCCGTGATGTCCTGCGTCGTCGATGCCTCGAAAATCTGCGAGTCGGAAACAATCGGAGGCAGCACCACATGGAGAACGGCAAGCGCGCCCGCCGGATTGATCCTGAACGCGCCCTGCCCCGAGGCCGCGGTGATCGTCGCGCCCGTCGTCGGAACCGAGTATGTCACAAATCCAAAGCTGTCGGCGGGAGTGAGCAACCGGAAGGTCGGTTCCGCCGCGCCGCCCGATATCGGGCCAGCCAGGACGGTGTTGGCAAGCTGCGTGTTGAGGACCGGAAACAGCGTCCCGGTCGTCGTGACCGGAGCTCCGGGGACGTTGTTGAACACCACGCCGTCACCCGCGAAGCTGACGCTGGTGACGCTGCCTACCCCGGAGAAGTCGGTCGGGGCGATTTTGAACGTAACGCCGCCGCGAACGATGGCGAGCTCGTCAGTCGGCTGAAACGGCAGCGGCAGCACCGGGCTGCCATCGACAAAGATCGTATAGAGTTCGCCGTCAGCCATGCCTCACCCCGGGAGCAGCGACGTGCCGTCGTCCGCCAGGAGGATCGGAAACGGCACCCGCGACGACAGGAGGAAGAAGTCGTCCCCCTCATCGAGGTTATAGCCCAAAATCTGATAGCGCATGTAGAGATTGCCAAGGCGCACGTCGGAACCCGAGAGTCCGGTCATTCTCACCGACATCTGCTTGAAGATGAGAGGCCGGGTCCACGCGATCAGCCGCTGCGTCAAATTCGTGTTGCTGGCGGCCGGCGTGAGCGGCAGCGGTATGTTGATGATCGCGCGCCGCTCGCTGAAAGCCGTCACCTGGATCGGATTGGTTATCGCCACCGCGCACATCAGGTTGGACTCGACGACCGCATTCATCGACAACGCTTCGTTGTCGGGCAGCAGCACCGTCTCCGCGACCCACGACAGTTGCTGCCCGTTCTCGACAAAATCCGAGGGCGAGCCGCCGTTGTAATGCGGCCCGACGCTATTGCTGCGCCACATGCTCGCATTGACGGCGAGCGGGGCCATGACGAAGGTCGAGCGCCAATGCTGGATAAGCCGGGCCGGGAAGCTGTGCGGTCCCGACCACGTTTTCCTGGATAGATCGAACCAGAACTCCTGAAACGGCTCGCCCGGATCGGAACCGTGCTGCACGGTGATCCGCAGGACCGCGACATTGGCCTCGGCGCAGATGCGAGAGGGAAACTTGGCGTATTGGAAAGGGTGCGTCACGCCCTGCCCGTCCACCCCGATAGGGTCCGTCACCGAGCCGTCCGGCCGCACGAAGCGCAAACCCTGCGGCGAGATGAAGGCGGTGCCAAGGCTGCACGGGATCACCGAGAGCGGAGCCAGCGTGCCGGTTGCGACCGGCAGGAGGTTCATCGCAAGATTGTTGGTCGAGGGGTCTCCGGTGATCTGGCGCATCTGCGCCTCGCCCTGAAAGGCGATGAGGCCCTCCACGATGCCGCCAACGAGGGGGGAGGTCAGTTCGATTGGGGCGATCATCGTGACCGACACCCCATCGTTGGTCGTCAGCGCCTGCACATTCGGCTGGTTCGAGCGCCGGCACGGAAACCCGCTGTCCGAGAACGGGATGCCATCGAGGCCATCGGCGAACCATGCACGCCCGTTCATTTCCGCGACGGCAAGAGGCGTCGAGGGGAGCGGGTTGCGGTCGCAATCCCCGGCCCCCCACTGCGGCGCGGCCCGGGTGCCGCCGGCAATCGACAGGCTGACGCCGTTAGCCGTTGCGGACGCATTCTGCGAGAGCGTGATCGTCGCTCCGGTAAAGGTGAGGTCGACCGTCGCGGGCGCGACCTGCGAAGCCGCCGAAAGCGTTATCAACGAAACCGTGTCGAAGGTGATCGAGACGCCTGTCGCCGTCGCCGTGGCGTCGTTGCTCATAACCACGGTCAAGCTGCGAAAGAACAGTTGATCGGCGGCGACCGTGCCTGTCGTCGCGTTGTTGACGACCACGGTCACGGCCGAAAACGAAACCTGGATTCCGGTAGCGCTGCCCGGTGCCCCTTGGTTGATCGTGACCTGCGTCGGGCTGTCAACCGAAAGGACGAGCCCAAATCCCGGGATGCCCAGATAATTGACAGCCATCCCGACCGCGACGCCGGTCGTCGAGGCAAGATTCGTGATGGTCTGCAAGCCAACGGTGATGTCACCAAAGGTGAAAAGGCTGAACGGCGTCGCCGTGACGACCTTCGTGCCGGCGGCGATGAAGGCCCCTCCGGTGACGAACTGCCCGGCGGCAATCGTGCCGAACGCCTCGGAAACGATGATAGTCGTCGTCGTGTCGGTGGCTCCAACCGCCCCGAAATTGATGTCGACGACGCTGAGGATCGTTGTGTTTGCCGGGATGCCCGAGCCCGTAATCAGGTCGCCGATGTGCGGAACACCGTTTGCCGGATCGAGGTCGTCGAGCACGTTGTTCGAGTGCGTATCGCCGGTCGTCGTGAACGGCGTCTCGACGACGCTGGTTACGGTCGTCCCGGCCGGAACCCCGAAGCCTGCCACCTCCTGCCCGACCGCGACGCCGGCGGCCGAGGCCAGGGGGACGAAGCTGTTTCCGCTGAGATTGCCGTGCAGGACAACAACGACGGCCGCGGTCGCGATGACGCTGGTGTTGGCCGGGATGCCGCTGCCGGTAATCGCCATCCCCGACTGCACGCCAAGGATCGAGGGGTTGCCGTCGATCAGCGTGTTGCTGTGCGTGTTGCCGAACGTCGTCTCGGTGAAACCGGAGACATCGAACCAGCCGAACTTGATCGCTCCGCCGGGGAAGCCTGGATGGCAGACGATGATGCGGCTCGCAACCTGCGCCATGATCGGCGGCACCCAATCGCCCGAGGCTGCGGGCGATGTCGGCGTGTTGGCGTTGGTGATGCCCGAGACCGGCAGGAACACATCGTTCGCCAGGTCGTAGCAGAACGGCTCATCCTTGCCGGGGTTGAGGGTCGAGGCGACCATGCCGTATTCGAGATCGCCGATCGTCAGCATCGCCGAGAGGACGCCTGCGCCGATCGGCGCGTTCGATCCGGTGAAGTCGGTCTTGATCTTGGCGGCCGGCCGCGGCACGTAGACCCCGGCGGTCGAAGGGTCGGGAATCAGGTTTATCAGATCCGACATCGCGCCCGGGAACGAGTTGGTCCCGTCAGCCGCGTCGGTCAGCCCCTTGAAGACCCACTTGATCGGTGCGCTATTCGGGATCGAGGAGGGCATTAGCGGCCCCATCCTGGCGGAACGATACCTTGTTGCCGCCCTGCCTCAATAAGCTGTGGCGAGGCCAGATTTGGATCGACCCCGAACCGCTGCATGAATGTCTCCATCCACGCGGTAGGGTGATCGGGAGCCTTGAGTGGCTGACCGCTAGGTAATGTGCTCGGCCAATGTGGGAATCCCTGATCTGGCGCATAAGGCTGTGGCACAATTCCACCCTTCCATGCGCCCCGGTAATCATACTGTGGATCATTCAGGTTTGGTGATTCGCCAAAGCGTTGCCTAAAACTATTCTGCCATTGCCCATACCCTCCCGTCCCCATCTCCTGCTGGAACCGGGTCTCCTGGTCAGGCGTCAATTGTGTTGGCGCGAAGGGCTGCGGCATCGGCTTTGAAAACGGCAGACCGCCTGACTGAGAAATGCTGTTGAGCAACAAACCAAGCTGGTCGAGGAGATAGCCGGGCACAGATCAGCACCCCCACCCCATCGTCTTCGTGTCCCTGAGCCCACGCCCGCCACCGCCGCCGCGTCCGTAATTCCGGCCATCGAGTTGCACCGCCTGGCTGCGGTTGGTCTTGTCGTCCGAAAGCCCGAGGTACTTGCCGAGCTTCTTGTCGGCGCTCGCCTCCATCGTGTCTTTGCGGCTGTCGCCGGTGATCGGCATCTGGAACGAGGCCAGCTTCTCGATCAGAAATCCCTCGTTGGGAAACCACGGGATCACCCCGTCGTCGATGATCGGCGGCATCTTGCGCTGATAGCGCACCGTCACCGGGTAAGGGCCGAGCGGCGCCGGATAGACGTAGGCAAGCGGCGGGTATCCAAAGAAAACGCTGGAATCCGGGTTGGTGATCGTCGCCGCCTGGGAAAGCGTGATGTTGAGGCCCGCGATCGTAATCGTCGTCCCCGGCACGATACCCTCGCCCGAGATCGACATGCCGCTGAGAATGCCCGTCGCCAAGACAACCGTTCCCGCCGTGCTTCCCGCCGTCAGGTTTGCCGATGTCGAGATGATGATTTTCTGGACCGCCATATCGGTACACCAGAGATTCGGCGTCGATTGGCTCGGCAGCTTGGCATAGAGGTCGAATTCGGCGAGATCGATCGGCGTCATAAAGATCGGCTGCGCCGCCGGCAGGGTCGGGGCGGGGTAGAGATACCAGGCCGAACGGGTGACGCCGCGCGCCCCGGACGAACCCGAGGTTCTGAGGTAGTCGAGCGGCAGAGAGTAGGGACCGCTGCCGAACAGCGAGGTCAGTTGCGGGTCGAAGTTGAAATTGAACTGGCCGCGCGCAAGCGCGAGGTCATGCACCTCGCAGAGGTCGGACAGGATCGCGTTGAGCCCATCGAGACCCTGCGGGGCCATGCCGCGGCCCTTGGCAATCTGGTTGGCCCGATCGATGATGGCCGCCGCGGTGAGCACGGGTCATTCCGCCGCCATCTTCGATGGCTCATCGTCATCGAGGTCGAGCGGCTCCTCGCCGCGCAGCAGCCTCTTCCAGAACGGGATGCGCTCCTCGCAACCGGCGATCTGCGCTTCGATCTCGAAGATGCGCCCCTCGATCTGCGAAACCGCACTGAGTTCCTGCGGTGCCGCCTGCGTTGCGTTCACTTCGCGACGGCGCGAGGGGAAATTCGCCACCTTGGACTCGATCGTGTTGCGCGTTGCGACCAGCTTCGCCTTTTGCTGGGCAAGCAGCTTGCGATTGGAGAGGAGGGCGTTCTGGTCGAGGCGCAACTGCTCGAAGGCGTCCTGCCGACGCGCGGCGGCGGCAATCACATCGAGCTTCTTGTTCAGGTCGTCAAACTCGATGTCGTCCCCGGCGGACAGCACGAAATTCATGCCCTTGCCGCTTGGGCCAATCGGGCTCGAAAAGCTGATCTGCATCCCCGGTATCTCGACCGGCCGCACCACCGTTTTGTCCTCGCCGCTCATGCCGATGTCCTGTTGTTGATGAAGCCGGTCGCCGTCTGGCGCAGCCGCGATAGCCGCCCGCGCCCCTGGAAATCGAGCTCGTTCTGATGGGCCAGCCACTCGATAGAGCGGTAGCTCTCGTACTCGGCCAGTGTGCCAGTGACTTTCTGGCCGTGATAGAGGAGGCGTCCGTCGATTCGCACGCCCTCGTCGATCAGTCTCCCCGAATTGCCGGCCTCGGGCATGTTGACGACCCACGAGACCTTGCGGTTAAGCCGCTCTCGCTGGGCTGCCGCGGCAAGCTGCTCGGCAGGGATAAGCCCGGCCACGGCCTGAGCATGACGCTGCGCCCGATGCGCGGCGGCTTTCTTCGCCGCGGCGTGCTTCGCTTCCGCGGCGCGCTTGGTCTCGACCTCGTAGATGATGCGCAACTCGGCGTCGGTCAGCACCGCCCGCGTATCGGCATCCTGGGCCGCGAGAAACGCCTCGAACGGATCGGGAAGACCGGCCGCCGGCGGCTCGGAAACCCCAATCCCGTCGTCGACCTCGATGATCGGCTGAGGCGCCTCACCCTCGCGCGGCACGGCCGGCATAAGCACCGGCTCCGGTTCGGGTGCGGCGGCAGCCGTAGCCTGCGCCTCAGCGGCCTCGCGCCTCTTACGCTCCCAAGTCGCACGGGACTTGGCGCGCATCTCTTCTGTCCATGCCATCAGACAGCCTTCTCCATTGCGATTGCGTCTCGAATCTCGGCGGCATTATCGATTGCCATCAGAATCATCCCGGCAACCGCAGTTCTCAAGTCCGCTCTTGCGTCACCCGTTCTAATTACCGAGCAACGAGCGCCGCAGCGTTTTCCGATCTTGAGTGCGACCACGAGAAGCGTATCAAGTGGATCGGAAGGATCGGCCTGATTCAAGACGAGCACCTCGACGGGCCCCGTCTCCGTCTCGACATCCGCGCCAAGCGGCGGCGGCACCGTCAAATCATGGACAAACCTCACATTGGCTTTTGCCATTGAATCCTCACGTTAGGGTCCAGGGTCCGGCGGACAAGCCGTAGGAGGTCAAGAGAATGACCTGGCCGCTCGTTCCGTCCGTCGCCACGATGTCACCGGGGCGCAACTCCAACGGCCCCGCTCGGTTGGGCACATAGAGAAACCCCTCCTTCACGAACCCCCCGACTCCACCGATCTGCGCCACCGGATGTGACGAGTTGATGTCGTCAAGAATGAGGGCATTGAGCGCCGCCACATCAGCCGTGGCCGTCGCCATGCCATTCCAGACGAGCGCGCTCAGGCTGTTCGATGCGTTGGTGCCGAGGGTGCGCAGGGCCATTACGGGCTCCCGGTCTGCCAGGCATTGATCTGGGCGAGGATGTCCGCCGTGATGAGCGGCGTGCCGGTCGCCGCCGCGAAATCGCTGGCGATGGTCTGCAGCGCCGTCAAGAGGTTCGCCTCGGTGATCGCACCCGCCGTGCCCGGCACCATCGTCGCATCGTTCATGAACAGCATCTGCCCGTTGCCGAGCGAGCCGTTGCCCTGCGGCAGCGGGCCGACGCCGGGATTATTGGCCTGCGGCTGGCCCATGAGGACGGTGCCGGTGCCGGCCCCGACCTGCATGATGCGAACCTCGACTTCGATTCTGACTTGCGACATGAGAAATCCTTTCCGCTATGCGGTCGACCGATCACGAAATGGACGGATAACCGCCTTTTCCCCCGTGTATTTCTCGACAATCTCGCGCTGCGTATCAGCCAGCGACAGAGTTTTCAACGCCGCAGATAAGCGCCGACTATACGCCTCGGCGGTTTCTCCCTGGAGCATACGAACCTCGGTCTCAATTCGTACTTGCGACATGACAAAATCTCTTCGCTCCGCTAATTACCTGGAAAGAAATTCCAAGTAATCAGTTAAAGGTTCCGGTGTTGGATGCTGAACATTCGATCCTCGCCATCTTGCGTTGATCCAATATACACCATCCTTCCATGAATTTGTACCCGATCACGCGAAGCTGATCGAGCTGATCCGCCTTATCGGCCCCGCTCGGGCGCAGCCACTGGACGCCTTCCAGCTTGAGGCAGGCGAATGCCTCGCGCCCGAAGATGTAGACGGGGTAGACGGTGACGCCGCTGGTCGGCGCGGGCGGCGGGATCATCTGGGCGCCGAGGCCGGTGATCGTCACAACGGTCCCGGGCGGGATCTCGATCGCCTGCCCCGCAAACGAGCCCGTGGTCGGGCCGGAGGTGGTGAAGCCCAATTGCGATGGCAGCGCGCCCGAGCCAACGCCGACATAAACCGCGTAAGTGAAGCCTGTCGTCGAGGGCACCGTGACCTGGATGCCGCCGGTCGTGACCGAGATGTCGGCGGAGAGTTGCGAAATCCGGCTCTCGTAGAATTTCGCATCGTCCCAGGCGGTGACGACAAGCGTATAGGTGCCGGTGGTCAGGTTCCCCACCGCGTTGATCCCGGTCGGAGCATCGATGCCGAGCCAATTCGGGGCCATGTTGGTTTCGCAGAACGTGATCCCGCCCCAATAGCCCATCTGGTTGATGTAGAGGCGGTCGACATCCGACCGGCTCCAGGCGTTGACGACGGTCGGGTTGTTGCGCAGATCCTCCAGCGGGAAGATCGAAGCGACGGCAACATAGTGCTCGACGCCCTTGATCGTCTTCTCGGAATTGCGCGCGGTATAGTCGATTGAGCGTTCGACAGTCTCGCCGGTCTGCCCGTTCCATTTCTGCGCGCCGAGGTCCGAGAGGTTGGCATAGGTTCGATTCACATCGGTCGGGTTGAGGATGTCGGTAGCCGCTAGGCTGGCGCGCGATCCCGCCTGGTTCGCGTAGTTGACCTGCGTTCCGGCATTCATGTTGACGAAGCCGTTGCGCTCCTTCAACTGCGCGAGCTGCATCCCGAGCTGCTTCCCGGCGGCACGCATCAGATCCTGCTGGGTCGTGATGGTCGCGACATCGGTGCCGACCCAGCGCCCCGCCCATTGAACGGCGGTGCCGGTGACTTGCGTGAAATCGAGGCTGTTCGGATTGGGCGGCACGCCTTCCGCGGTCGGGAACCGTGGCAGGTTCATGTAGTTCCAGCGAAACGCCTCCCACTGGACGCCACGACCGTGCGGGATCGTCTTCTTGTCGGAGAACTGATAGAGGACGAGATACCGCTGGGTCTGCTCCATCGCCTCTCGGGCGATGAACCGGGTCGTAATGCCGGCATACTGATTGCTTTGATTTGGGGTCGAACCTTGGGCCATGCCTCACGCCTCCCTTATGCGGGGGCGCGGTGGCCTCCCGCTACAAATCCCAGAGATTGAGTCCTCGGGCCGCAGCATCGGCCAGCGCCGCCTCATCGGCCTCCCGGCTGCCGGGCGCGGGCCTGCGCCCTCCCGGAGACACGTTGCTGCGAGCCCCGGTCGGCTGCGTCCGCTGCTGAGCAATGCGCGCCGCGGCCCCGTTACGCTGGGCCGGGGCCGCCCGCGCGGAACGCTCCAACACGTCGTTGCCAACGAGAAATTTGAGGATGACTTCGCGATCCGGGTTACGGCCAGCCGCACGCTCGGACGCCAAGGTCTGCTCGACCTGGGAGCGGTATTGCTGGTGAACTCTGGATGTACGCGCCGCAATGTCATACGCCTGTTTGTCCGCCCTGTCGTTCGACCTGAACTCGATCTGCTGTAGCGCCGTTCCTACGTTCTGCCGCTCCCGCGCGACGATCGCCTGATACGCCTGCGCCGGAGGCATCAACTCCAACGACGCATAGAACTCCTGCTCCGCCCTCGCCGCCGCCTGGGGATCGACCTGTCGCGCCTGCATTCCCTGTTGGAAGCCGCGCGCCTCGGCCAACTCCCGCTCCAGGCGGGCCGCCCTTTCCTCCGCCTCCTGCCTTGCCCGGCGCTGGGCTCTGATGGTTTCCGAACCACCGCCCGAGCGCCTGGGAGCCGGAGGCTCGTCGGCTACTTCATCTTCTTGCCCTTCTTCCCCTTCTTGCCCATCGGCATCGACTCCATCCCCGCCATCCGCATCGGCATCGGCTTGGACATCTTCGACTTCATCTTCGGTGGCATCTTGCGGGCCAAGGACTTCCTCCTCGGGTACGTCAACAGGATCGGCGACCTCGCCGCGTGTGCGTGCCATTCTCTCTCCTCGGGGTGCGTTCCCCCGCTCGTTGCGGACTGCGATCGCCCGCTCGTGTATTGGCTATGCCGCTATATCTGGCGTCTTGTCAAGACCGAGACGCTTTATATCGCGTCGCAGGGCATCCTTCATGGTCGGCAAACGCAAACGCCAGCGTTCCCGACACCCCCCAGATGGGCCATTTCCCGGCTCTAACGAAATTCCCAAAATGCTTGCGCGATGCCTGATGGCAACCTCGGTGGTTCCTAATTCCTTCGCCAACAAATGCAGCGGAAGTCCAGCTAACAAAGTCAGCTTGTCGTCCCTCTCCGGGGTCCACGGCTTCCTCATCATTGCCTCCTCGGCATCGCCACGATGCCGGTCTGCGCGTTCTGGTCGGGATGCGGCAGGCCCGGCGGGCGAGGCGGCGCGTGCGGCCCGGCCGGCAGCGCCCCCGGCTGCGGCCCGCGCGACCCCTGACCTTGCGCCGGAGCACCGCCGCCGGTCCTCGCCTGGGCGGCCTGCATCGCCGCCATGTTCTTCATCTGCATCGACTGGATATGCGCCGCGATGTGCTCGCCGACCGTGCCGAACGGATCGTCGCTCATCTGCTTGTCGGCCATGTGGCTTTTCAGGTGCGGAATGTCCTGGTCGAGCGGGTGGACGTGCAGGTGCTGCCCGCTGTTGAGGATCTGGTTCTCCATATCCGGGTCCATCGTCAGCATCTCGCGCTGATTGATGAGCACCTGGTTGCCGAGGTAGGCCCCAAAGAGGTTCTGGTTCTGCATGATGACGAGCGGCGCCGGGTCGAACTCGTACCCGGCCTTGGCGAGGGCGGCCTGCATCGCCGGCTGCATCAGCGCGGCCATCCATGCGGTGCCGGCCTGCGCCATCATCCCCGCCATCTTGACCTGCTCGGCTCCGCGCCAGAGGAACGTGTAGCCGTGTCGGTTCTGCAACGGCGGCACCTGTTCGAGCCGGGCGCGCACGCCCATCTCGCCGAACTGGCGGATCGTCAAATCGGTGTCGCGGAACTGGTAATCGTAATCGACGATAAGCCCGAGCATCGGCGTGAGGATGCCCTCGACCGGCACCTTGACCCCCTCCGCCGTCGTCAGGAGGTCGACCTGCTGCTCCTGCGCTACCATCGCCTGATTTGGTTTCCCGGCGCGGGTCTGCTGTGGAAGCATCGACGGATTGACGCCTAGCGATTGGAATATCGCTGCCAGAGCCATTTGTACGCGGGTCTGCGCCCGCGGCGTAAGATCGGGGAATGTGAGAAGAGATATTGCGTCCTTGCCACCGTCCCAGATGGCACCCACACCGAACACCAGCGGCCCGTTTGACTTCTCCGGGTCTCGTAGAACGATGGGCGCCGCCGAGAGCGTCGCCGCGTCAGCCCCCTCATTGATCGCATCGTTTGCTTCATATTGCAGACTGTCCACATAGCTGATGAGCGACTTCCCCTTGAAGACGCCCGGGGTTTTCTCGATCGGCACCGAAAGGAGCGGGCAGCGGTCGTTCCAGTAGGGGTTGCGCTTGGCCCCAAGCTGCGCCCGGTTAGGGCCGAGAAAGACCCGACAGAGCCGGTGGTTGCCATCCTCGCTGTAACCGCCGTTCTTGTCGAGGGGCAGCGTCAGCCACACTTCCCAGACCGTTGCGCCGACGCCCTTGGGATGGATGCCGACTGCTTCGGCCAGGTGCTTCTCGACGTTGGGCTGATCCTTGGACACCTTGTCCATCGACTCTTTGAGCGCCTTGCCCTCAGGGCGCCGGACGCAGCCCTGCTCGATCATCTGATCAATCTTGGCCTTGGTCCAGTGGCGCACGATGGCGACGCCGCCACCGATCGCGAACGCCTCCTCCAGCGAGTCGACATTGGCCGGCCACACCACGACATCGCTATCGTGCAGCACGTCGAAGACGGGGCGCCCCTCGCGGATCAGCTCGGGCTCGCCCATGTCCTCGATGTCTTCGCCCGGGGCCTCCATCTGCTGCCCCGCGACCTCGACCCGGGGGCCGTGTGTTTCACGTGAAACAATCTCGCGTTCGAGCTCGGCCCAATCGACGTAGAGGTTGTATTGGCCTTCGACAATCGCGAGGCGAATGAGAGGCTTCAAGACCTGCGTCTCGAACC